CCTGCAAGCATCGGCGCGCGATCTAAACGTATTTGCCAATTGAAACTGCTCATTGATAAGTCCCCTGCTTTTTGCCGGTTCTCTATGTTTGGTTCCACACCATGACACAACGCACATGGCTTCGCCTCTACAAGACTGCCCGATGGCAGCGAATGCGTGAGCGACAACTGACCGACCAACCGCTGTGCATGTTCTGCTTGCAGGTTGGCGACGTCGAACCGGCGACGGTTTGCGATCATGTCATCGCTCACAAAGGCGACGAGTTCCTTTTCTGGGACGCAGGCAACCTCCAATCACTTTGCAAGACGTGCCATGACCGAACCAAGCAACGTTTGGAGCGAGGTCAGGACATCGTGACCTTCGGGGCCGACGGGTGGCCGGTTTGACCCCCGGGGGCATCAAAAAGTCGACGAAGGTCGAAAACGCCGGAACGGCGAGGGTCCACAGCGCACGCATCCACAATTCAAAATATGACCCCTGTGAAGGATTTATGCCATGGCGAGGCCAAGAACGCCTCGCGCCAAGGCGGCAGTCGAGGCAAGCGACAAGAAAAACCCGCAGCGCTTCAAAAACAGAACCGACGCTAAGGCAGATGGCCCGCTCGGCAATCCTCCCGCTTGGTTGAAGGATACGCCGGAGCTCAAAGCCAAAGCTGCATGGAAGCTGTTTGAAAAAGAGCTGCCGTGGCTGAACCAGTCACACCGCACGCTGGTTGGGATGGCTGCTAATATTCAGGGCCGCATCATGGCTGGGCAAGAAGTTGGCGTGCAGGCGATGAACTTGCTGCGTCAGATGCTTGGCCAGATGGGCGCAACGCCTGCGGACGCATCGAAAGTTGCGACTGGCGACGACGGCGACGAGAAGGATGATCTGCTTGACTGATATGCCTGCGCTGGAGCGTGTGAGCGCTTACGCGCAAGCTGTCCTTGACGGCACTGAGATTGCAGGCCCGCACGTTCGGAACGCTTGCCAGCGTCATTTCGACGATCTGGCGACATGCCATGAGCGCGGGCTGTGGTTTGACGACGAGGAGGCGGATCGCGTGTTTCGCTTCTTCGAAGAACGCTTGAAGCTTTCAGAAGGCCAGTTTGAAGGCAAGCCCTTTAAACTTCACGCATCGCAAGCCTTCAAGCTCGGTTCATTGTTCGGTTGGAAGCGTGAGGACGGTTCCCGCCGTTTTCGCCGTGCGTACATCGAAGAAGGCAAGGGCAACGGCAAGTCTCCATTCGCTGGCGGTGTCGGCCTATTCGGATTGATCGCCGACAAGGAAGCTGGCGCGCAAATATATGCCGCCGCTGCCAAGAAAGAACAGGCCGGCATTCTGTTTCAGGACGCTGTGAAAATGGCGCGAGCTGCACCTGCTTTGATGCAGCGCGTGAAGTTCAGCGGCGGTATTGGTCGCGAGTTCAATATCGCGCACCACAAATCGCAGTCGTTCTTCCGTCCGATCTCGAAGGATTCAGGCAAGTCGGGTTCTGGTCCTCGTCCTCATTTCGCGCTTTGCGATGAGGTGCACGAGCATCCAGACCGATCGACGATGGAAATGCTGGAGCGTGGCTTTAAGTTTCGTCGCCAGCCGTTGCTTTTGATGATTACAAACTCTGGCAGCGACAAGAACAGTATCTGCTGGGAAGAGCACGAGCACGCAGTTCGGGTTGCAGCCGGGACGCAGACGCCAGACGAGGTGTTTAACTACGTCGGTGAAGTCATCGACGACACGACGTTTGCATGGGTTTGCGCGCTCGATAAGGGCGATGACCCTCTGAATGATCCGAATTGCTGGAAGAAAGCTAATCCACTTCTAGGCGTAATCCTGACGCAGGAATATCTTGCAGGCGTCGTTGCTCAGGCAAAACAAATGCCGGGCAAGCTGAACGGCATTTTGCGCCTGCACTTTTGCTGCTGGACCGATGCCGATAAGGCATGGATGCCACGTGAGACTGTCGAAAGCGTGATGGACGACTTCGACCCTGAAGAAGATCATGCTGACAAGCCGGTTTTCATGGGTGTTGACCTTTCGGGCAGTAAGGATATGACTGTTCTTGCCTGCGTGGTTCCTACGGGTTTCATGGAAATGGAACGTGAAGACGGAGCTACAGTCAGTCTGCCCACCTTTGATGCGTGGGTTGAGGCCTGGACGCCACAGGAAACGCTGCAAGCCAGAGCGCAAGCCGACAAAGCGCCATATGAGTTATGGGTGCAGCAAGGCTGGCTCAATGCCACTCCGGGCAAACGTGTCCGATATGACTTCGTTGCGGCACGCCTTCAACAGCTTGATCAGCAGTTCGAAATCAAAGCTATAGCTTACGACCGCTATGCATACGACAAGTTTCGCGAAGAAGTGGACGCGCTCGGCATTGAAGTCGACCATGTTGCACATCCGCAGGGCGGTAAGGTCAGGGCTAAGCCTGAACCATCCAAGGTCGAAGCCGCTAAAGCCGCTGGCCTGCCATCGCCGCAAGGCTTGTGGATGCCGGGTTCAGTGCTGGCACTAGAAGATATGATCATCGACGGGCGCATTCGTTTACTGCGAAACCCGGTGTTGATGACTGCGCTCATGGGCGCCACGTTCGATCACGATCCGCAGGAAAACCGATGGTTTGTCAAAACGAAAGCTTCGGTGCGCATCGATGCAGCCGTCGCATTGGCAATGGCTATTGGTGCTGCGATGGATACGCCGATTGAGCCAGAAGAAAACCTCGATGACTTTATCAATAACATGGTCGTCATCGCCTAACTCACGACGGGGAGAATATGGGCTTCATTGATAGATGGGTCGGAAAGCCCATCAAGCTCACCGACGGCGAGTTCTGGCGAGGTTTCTTCGGCCTTGGAACGACTGCAGGTGAGACAGTAACGTATGAAAAGGCTCTTGAGCTCGATGCCGTATGGGCGTGCGTCAATCTAGTAGCTAATTCTGTGAAAACGCTGCCATGCAACGTGTTCAAGGACGACGGCGTCACCATCGATCGTGAAAACGTTCTGTATGAGCTACTCCACGATATGCCCAATCTTGACGACACCGCGTCCGATTTTTGGGCCATGGTTGCGATGTGCCTTTGTCTGGACGGCAACTTCTTTGCGGAAAAGAAGATGAACGGCGGCCGACTTACGGCCTTGAATCCGTTTCATCCGCTCGCCGTTAAGGTCTGCCGTGACGATCGAAACAATCGATACTACGAAGTGACCGAAACCGCCAAAGGCAAGTCAGGCACAATCCGTCGTATCAGCGAAGACAAGATGTTTCATGTCCGCGGCATGGTCATTCCCGGCTGTGATCGCGGTCTTTCGCCAATTGGCGTTGTCCGGAACACTGTCGGCAACGCACTTGCGGGTGAAAAGACGGCTGGCAAAATGTTTGCCAACGGCATGCAGGTTGCGGGCGTTCTTTCATCTGACCAGATCCTTAAGTCAGATCAGCGCAAACAGCTCGGTGAGGTACTTGGCCAGTTCGCCGGGTCTGATAAGGCCGGTAAGATTGCTGTTCTAGAAGCTGGGCTTAAATACCAGCAGCTGACAATCAATCCGCAAGACGCACAGATGCTCGAAACGCGCCAGTTCAGCGTTGAGCAGATCTGCCGTATCTTTGGTGTTCCTCCGGTAATGATCGGGCATGCCTCAAATGGCACAACGACATGGGGCAGCGGGATCGAGCAGCTAATACTGCAATTCACCAAGACCTGCCTTACTCCGTTACTGCGCAGCATTGAATCGGCAGTCTATCGAGATTTGCTGGACGCAAAGACGCGCAAAACGACTGTTGTAAAGTTCAATATGGAAGGCTTGCTGAGAGGCGATAGCCAAGCGCGCGCTGAATTCCTTCAACGGATGGTTCAGAACGGCATTTATACGCCGAACGAAGCTCGATCCTATGAAAATAAGGCTGAAATGCCTGGCGGTAACGAGCTCATCGTCAACGGAACAATGCAACCCTTGCACGGCATCGGCCATAACGGCGGACCATCACTTGATGACGCGCCGGACACGCGCGCTACTTAAGGATACTTTATGAAATTCGAACACATTTTGACAGCCTTTGAGGCTGAGCCGTGGGCGATTCAGCGCGAAAAACTGGCAGTTCTTGCGGATGTTATTGCAGCTCGTGCTGCCGGCGATAAGTTTGTGACGTCAGAATTCGCTGCTGCTGTTTCGGATGCTCGGGCGAAAGAGATCGCGGAAACCGACGGCAAGGTCGCTGTGATCCCTGTCTATGGGGTGCTCTCTGACCGTATGGACATGTTTTCTGCGATGAGCGGAGGCACTTCATATGCCGGCATCAAGCGGCAGCTTCACAAGGCGCTGTCTAATGATGATGTAAAGGCTGTCGTGCTTGATGTTGATAGCCCTGGCGGTTCCGTTCCCGGTACCGACGAACTTGCCACCGAGATCCGCAAGCTACGCGGCGGCGAAAAGCCGATCATCGCGCAAGTAAACAGCCTTGCCGCAAGTGCCGCGTACTGGCTGGCGTCGTCCGCTGACGAGATCGTTGTTACGCCGTCGGGCCGTGCCGGTTCGATCGGTGTATACACAGCGCATGATGACATTTCCGCTGCATTGGATAAGGCCGGCGTCAAGCGGACGTATATTTCCGCTGGCAAGCACAAGGTCGAAGGCAACGAAACTGAGCCGCTTGGCAAGGAAACGTTGGCTTACATTCAGGAAAGCGTAAATCGCTCATATGAACGCTTCCTAACAAGCGTTGCCGATGGTCGCGGTATCACAAAAGCGCGCGTCGAAGCCGACTTCGGTCAGGGCCGGGTTTTCTACTCAGAAAAGCTCATCGAGCTGGGTATGGCTGATCGTGTCGCAACGCTTGACGAGACACTTGCACGCTTTGGCGCCGATACCGAGCCAGCATATGTGCGCCGGGTTAAAGCATCTAACGCCGCTAAGGCCGATGCTGCTACGCTTCTTGCCTCGAAAATGGCAACAGGCGAACAGATTACCAAACGCGAATTCGAGAATGGTTTGAAGGGTCTTCTAAACCTATCGAATTCTGAGGCAGAGCGGGCCGCTCGGCTCTACCTCAAGGAAGGTCAGGGGGCTCCTGACGTCGAGACGGATGCTGCTGCTTTGGCAGCCCTAAACCGGCTTTTGGCCGAAGCAAACACAC